TCCATACAAAACAGGAAAGAAGACATCCTTATAAAATTTCTCGAAATAATCATGAAAGAGTTGTGAACCCTTTCTTGCTCCATAATGAGTATCTGTGATAATTGCTACTTTCATCTATAATTTCTTAGCAAGTAAGGATCTGGATTGTTCCAATCTTTTAGTATTGCCACATTTCCAGATAAAGTTATTCTCTGTTCTGCAAACCTATTTTTCCCAACATGATGGTTTATCCAAGATGGAAACATAACTATTCTACCGTCTTTAGGACGTACTTTTTTTCCCTGATAAGAAAATACCAGAGAAGGATGATACCATTTACTTTTTAAAAAATATGCAAAACTAACATAACAAGGAAGATGCATATGTGAAACTGCATAATCACCTTTATTGTAAATATTTGCCCAAAAATTTACAACTTCTATTTTATCTGGTTTCTGACCTATACAAGAAAAACTTCCAAATTGTTTCCGTACTTCATTTAATACCCACGCCTTAAGTTTTACAACCTGAGGATGATTAGGTTGCCAATTCCATTCTGTATGCTTTCCTTTAACGTTTGTATGTCCAACATCTTGAAAATGATGGTATTTCAATAAAGGAAGTAAATCCTCCTGTAATTTCTGATGAAAAGGGTAATCAAGAATAGAAACATTTTCAGAATGAATAACCTTCATCAATTTCTCAATTTAGAATGTACGCTATCTTTAATTGAATTATAATCGGAATAATTAGAAGCGTCAAGATCATTGGCATCAAAGACCTCATCAAAATTAGTCTTTTCTAAAATCTTATTTTTAATTTCCAATTGCTTTTTCTCTTGAGATATCCTTCTTAAAAAAGCATAGTAAATAATTTGAGTAAAATAAGCAAAAGGATTTTTAGATTTCTCTGGATTAAAATTACCAATATAACGAACACAATTTTCAATACCATCACAAATCATATCATCCTTAAACATATAATTAACAAAATTAGGTTTATAGGATAGATGATTAGCAATCTTTAAAAAACATTCACCAATATACCTAGGAATCTGTGGTTTGGGTTTATCTTCTAACGCAGCCCTTTCCACCTCAGCAAAGTAGTTTTCTAAAGCCGATAAGAACTCCTTATTATTGACGTAATGTTCAGATCTTTTTGGAGTTCTCTTCATTGTTCCATAGGCATTAGAAAAAGGCATAATATAAATTATCTTTAATATCAATTATAGCATGATTATTCCCCTTGACAAGTATATAAAATGTCAGTAGAATAGCTTTGTCTAGGATAAAGAGAATTATTTCGAAAGATTATCAGATTTAGAATTATATATCTTTTCTAACGCTTCTTTAGCATCATTTACGTTAGATAGATATCCCATCTTTCTATTCATTTTAATACGATTTCTTTTATTCACCTTTTTAACGAAGTCTTGATAATAACAAATCATTTCTATATCTTCTGATTCAGACATAGTAAGAACATCGTCTAAATTTAAAATAAACATATCTTCAGAAGAAGTTTTAATCCAAGGTTCAAATTTATATCCTGCTATATGATTTCTCATTTTCACTTCTTCTATCATTACAGGATTAGAAACTAATAACATCGTTCTATCTCCTTCATCAGAAGCTGCAACTTTGGCGAATATTTCTTCTCCACTATATTTTAACTTAAGAGTGCAATAAAAATCATCTTCTATCATAATTCCTCCTTTCTATTCTTTTATGTTGATTGATATAATTTCATAATTGAATTGCTCTTGTACATAGATTTTCACTCTTTCAATAAAATGATTTAATGTATAATTTTTCTTTGATCCTTTAGTGAGATCATCAGCAATATCATAAAGTTTTGCTTTAGTTTTATTCTTGCCTTTTCTTAAGACTCTTCCAATACTCTGTAAATTTCTTATACGAGATTTGGAAGGAGAGGCAAAAATTACATTATGCAGGTTCTTAATATTGATGCCTGTACTGAAAGTACCATAAGAAGCCACTATTATAGCATTATTTTCTTCTTCAGTTATCTTTCTAACTGATTCCCTGTCTTCAGCATCAACACCTCCATGAATGAAAAATACTTTTCTTCCATGGGTAACATTTTTATTTATCATTTCATAAAGCACCTTCCCATGTGTTTCTACTCTGCTATACAAAATAAGAGTATTACCCTTTAAATCTATAGCGAGATTAGAAATAAAATTATTTCTTTTTTCATGACCTATTAAATATTGAATTTCATCTTCATAGGTCTCAAATTTTTTGGGCGCGTGTTTCAGCAATAAACATTGAATATCTAAGGTAGAAAGAAGTCCTCTTTCCATTAAATCCTTAGTTTGAGTAACCTTATATGAAGGTCCAAACAAACCTTCTAAGACCCATTTATGGGTCTGTGTGCCATCTAAAGTTCCAGTAAACCCAAATCTATACTTGGCATGGTGTAATTTGTTCATAATATTAACTAGAGACTTGCTTTTAAAAAGATGAGCCTCATCACCAATCACTACGTCATAGTCTTCAAAAAACCCTCTATCTAAATTGTAAACAGATTGCCATGTAGTAATAGTAACTTCATTAACGTTTGTTCTTTCCCTACCTGCATATATTCTATGACAATGGTTTTTAGCATCCCAACCATACTCTTCAAAATCTTTAAACATCTGTTCTACCAAAGAAGTGGTAGGAACTACTAGAAGAACTTTATTTTTTCTACCTACAAAATATCTGGTTAGAGCATATATCATTAAAGATTTACCAGATGCTGTAGGAGAAATAAGCAGTTTTCTGTTATATCTCAGTGCATCATATACAGCATCAATTTGATAATCTCTAGGCTTGAAGGTGGTAATAGATCTCATATAATCTTTTACACCTTCTTTTGAAATCATTTCATTGACTTCAAAGGGAAGACCATAATACTTATTATCTTCAAAATTATAGGAATATCCAGCATTCTCACAAAAAGCAATAACCTTATCTAAAAGACCCACATAGATCCTTTTGGTTTTCATATTAAACAAATGAACATAACCGTCCCAAAACTTACCCCTATATTG